CAAAATCTACAAATTCAAATAGACTACCTCGCACATCAGATCCTAACAATGAATTAAAGAATCTTTCTGTAGGGATAGTCTCTACAATATTTCTTACAGATCTACGAATCGCATTCTCATTTTTCAGTATTTGTAGATCCTTTGTTACTGGATGAGGAACAAAGGATAAATTAATGTCTTTAAATGATCTCGATACCCTTTGTTCTGCCATTAGACTAGAGTTTTCTTGATTTTATTTATATTTACTTCCAAGGATTTCCATAACTTGGCTCTGTTCCATACTCCCAATCATCATAATCTTCATCATTGCGAATTTTTTCATGCAATTTTGTTTGTTTTTTTAAGTCATGTGACTGTTCATAATCCATTATTTCCTGTAAAAACTCATGTTTTTCCTTATAAACATCAATTTGCTTCATTGAACCATAATCAGAGGCAAGATGAGTAGTTCCCCACATTTCTTTCATATAATCTTTGTTCCTATCTACAGACGATTTTCCCATTTTAGCTCCTGTTTCGTTAAAAACAGAACTTTTAGAGGGGTTGCTATCCCTTATCCTTATTTATTTTCCTCTTCTTCACGCTCTTTGGCAGTTTTCCAGTGATATTCGTCCTCGCGCCCCATTCCAAGACGATCATAACCATTCTCAACTTGATAATATTGAGTCGAAACTTTAAAATCTGGTATTTTTGGTTCGACAGGTGTCAAACTATTGTCAAAAATACGTAATCTATTGTTCGGGTACAGTGCATATTGACCATTTTCAAGTTCAATCAGATTATGAGATTTGTGTTCGGCAGGATTTTCACTCGTTGCCCAGTCAACCATGTCTGGGTCACGGTGATAATTGTCAATTGTGCATATATAAGTGCCTTTTTGAATACCAAAGTCGCGTGTATAGCACTCAAAGTCCATACTACCGATGAATTTTTTATCAATACTCACCACACCATAGTCCATACAGTTCCAAAATTGTAGGTTTGGCAGATTCATGTCTGGACTAGGTGTTTCCGGCGACGAGACAAACGCGCTTATGGGTAACTTATCATACATTGCCGCATATTCTGGCAAATAAGTTTCAAAATAAAAAGCGCGTCCAGGAATCGACTTTGCCGAAACCCAAACGCCTTTAACAAATTCACCGTGTCCACTTTGATGATCTGTAAGATATTCTTTACGAACCCATACTTCAACTGATGGAAGGTTGGTGATTAAACAACTCATAAGACTTTATTGACTGTCTTATTTAACCCTTACCTTGACCGCGATACTTCTTACGAGCTTTATTGCGAGAAGACGCGGCATACTTGGTATGAGAACCACATCCTTGACGAGTTTTCTTCGGTGCGCCTTCAACATAACCACCGCCTTTACGCATTGCCATTTTTTAATCTCCTAGTAATTTCAGTTTCAAGATCTTCAGGTCTTGGAGAACCCGTCTGATAATACTCTATCGACAGGTCCTCCATAATATCAAAATATTCTAATTCTGTCAAGTTACTATAAATCCTACTACCTTTATGATAAATGTTGTAAGATTCGTCAGCCATATCAAATAACCCTTGACTTTTCGTGACCGACTCTAACGCGAGGATCGCACCAAATTTCAAATCCTGCTTCCTTTGCGTCCAGACAGAATGATACATCTTCTCCACACATGTCCTGAACCTGTCCAGATTCGAAGACTTGCATCTTGGGAGCAAACCAAGGATACTTCATTTCAGGATGTTCAAATACACCATTCTTAATAAGTAACCAACCAAATCCAGTGTAATCAACTGTAAATGGTTTACGACGCTTGGTGATTGTTTCACCAGTTTCATGGTTCATGACACCACCATTATTGCGGAAATCATCTTCCTCTAACCAGTGTGCAACAGAAGTCGTGCGACCATCTTCGGTCATGTACCAACCTGCCGCAATGTCTTTGTCCATCAAAATCAATTGATAAAACTTTTCAGTGTTGAAAACAATATCACTATCAATCCATAATTGATAATCATAATTCAGTTTTCCATCCCAAGGAAGTTGATCTGGTCCACGCAGAACATTCGCACCTAAACACTTGCATCTTGCAAAATTTACCATCGATGAATAATCTTGCGAGATCTGGATAGATGCTCCTGCTTGTACAATATCAAAACACAATTGTACAAAATTTTTCAGATACGTATACGAGACGCCTCTTCCAGGAAGACAAAAGACAATCGATTTTCCACGGATCATCTCTTTTGCTTGCTCATAGTCCCACTCTGGAGCACTTTGCGACGGTGTGGGAGCCTTTGCTTTTACCGTAAATCCTTTAGCCATAATAGAGAGTAATTACTTCAGTTTGTACGTACAACAAATATCATACAGTATTATCTATACGGTGTCAATCCTTCTTGATATCCGTAATTATAATACAGTCTCCTTCGACTTCCATGTTTACTTCGGTGCCCTCATACCATCCATACTCATTCAGAATCCATTCAGGAATCGTAACATAATACTCTCCAGTAACTGGATCGACTTCTACGGTGGTAAAATTTTCCTCCGGATTTTTTTGCATTTCTTTGAAATCTACCATTGATTTTATATATGTGTGTGAATAATTTAAAGGTCGAGTGTAACACTTTATAGATTAGGGGGACCCATGGGTTTTATATACACGGCGGGCAACATATAAGGGGGCATAATACCCCCTAACTGGTGATTCACGAACGAATGCCTATTTGTATCAACTTGCGTCGGACATCACGTTTAACCTGATTCAGAGAATGACGGCAGGAAGGTGTTGATGCTGTATGAATCTTCACCCCTGTATGATGCCTCCAAACCAAATGATTTTTCTGTCGTTGCAACTCAAATCCTTCAGATTCCATGTACTTTGTGAGTTCTTTTTGATGTTTCATGATGCAGTCTGGAAACGATTGTTGTTAAAGTTAGCAGCACTGAAGAGACGACGATTCACCAACTTATATGCACCGAACTCATTGTGCATTACATAACCTTCAGAGTCAATTCGATCCTGACCGATGTATGCTTCGGGACCATTATTACGGCACAGAAAGAGTGCATCATCTTTGATAGATTGCACCAGTTTCCAGAATGCAATCAGAGTGTAATCACAGTCAAAAGCATTATCATCAATCGGTGTATTCTCACGAATGCACTTGTTAAGTTGCTTTTTAATTTCCTTTGCTTGCTTATCATCGACGAACTGAACATTCTGTGCCATTACTTTAGCGAACTGAATGACCTCAGAAAGATCATCAAACGAACCCGCACAGGTGATATAATTGCCAGAGAAGATACGGGCACAGGGTTTCACAAACTTACAGTAAACTGTGTCGGTGATGGTAAACTTCATCGGGTGTGCGATTGCATCCCTTAAGTCACTCTCTGCAGTGTAGAAAGTATGTGGAGCAACGATGATATTTTGATCGATTACTGTTGGAAACTTATAGGTGATTGTGTTGGGAGTATATTCGTCAGATCCACCGAAACCGATAAAATCCCCTTGGAAAATGCCATCTGTACGAGGTAACCAATCAAAACAATCGTGCAGAATTTTTGCAACTTCACCGACGTGGTTCGCATCAATTTCTTCATGAGATTCGTTGATTTTGATTTTAACTTTGTTGAAGACACTTTTGGTGCCTACGAAGAAATTTCCAGTCGCAGGATTAGTGCCCCATACGATTGCGGGAGCACCATCAATTTTGACGGAAAGATAACACTCAGAGAGAAAAGAATCTAGGACAGAAAGATCACCTGTGAGGATGGTATCTTCGGGGTGTTCGATGTGAAGGTTTTTCATAATGTTGTGTTGGTAAAGTGAAAACAATTGAGGGGGAATTTAACCCCCAAAGTTGTCATCCTGCCAAACGCATTCCGTCGGTGAAAGGAATAGTCCGCATTGCCTTTTCAGTCAGGTCGAACATTTGAATGAACCACTCATATTGTTTCTGGAAAATATACTCTTGCTTGGTTCCGCAAGTGTAACCAAACTCAGAAAGAAGTGCATTCAGACGGGATTTTGTAGTCTTTGACTGATAACCACCGTCGAACAATTTGAGAAAGTCATCACCAACCTCAGCAATCTTGTTCCCGTGCAGATATACATGGGACACGGGAGGATTCACATTGTCGCAAGTGTGGATAACTTCAGTGTTATCGCACTTCCAATCCTGATTGTTGTTGATTGCGGCAATCATCTGGGTTTCGATCTTACGCAAAGTTGACT